CGCTTGAACATGGTTTTGAGATTGCGGCTGATGCGGCGGCGTTCACATGGACGGCGACCGATGCCACGCTGATCAAGACCGGCGATAAGGTTATAGCCGCTGATAGTGCCTCTTGGACGTGGACCGGCACGGCAGCGACATTGCTGGCCAACCGGGATCTGGAAACAGATAGCGCGTCGTTTACGTGGTCTGGGACGGATGTTTCGCTTGAGCTGGGCCGGGAGATTGCCGCGGACTCGGCCAGCTTCGCTTGGACCGGGACGGATGCGAGTCTTGAGCTAAACCGGGAACTGGCAACGGATTCCGCTTCCTGGACGTGGGTCGGCACTGACGCAACGCTCACCCATGCGGCGGTCGATAACCGTGACCGTCGTGGCGATGGGGTCGGCGGAGGTGGAAGGCGGCGCAAGTCATATTACGAAAACCGCAGGCGCTACCTAGCGTTTGAGAAAGAAAAGCAGCTTCAACAGGAAGCCGACGAGGCTAGGGCCGCGGCCAAAAAGGTCGAGGCCAAGGCTGTAAGGGCCAAGGCCAAACTTGCGAGGGTAGAGAAAAGGGCTCTTAGCACCAAGCAGGCTGAGACCAAGCTAAGCGCGGCGATCGACGCGGCAGAAACCGCAAGGATAGCGGCGGAAAATGCGGCTGCTGTTGTTCAAGCATCGATTGATGCTTTGGAAGCCTACCGCCGTGAGATCGAAGAGGACGACGAGGAAGTAATGGGGATGTTCCAGGCCGTTCTCGAATCGCATTGGCATGATTTTCTTTAAGGAGACGAAATGGCCATTTATCAATTCAACATTCTGACCAACGCATCAGGCGCGTGGTCTCAGACTATGGCGCCGCGCGCCGGTCACTTCCGGCAATATCGTTATGTGCCCGATGGCACATCGCCGCTCGACACCGGGGCTGACCTGGATGTGGCCGGCGCACAATCCGGCTTTGTCTATGTCAACCATGACAACATAGGCACGACCGCATTCCAGAAGCTGCCGCGCTATGCCACCGCAGACGAAACGGGCGCGGCCTCGCTTTATGCAGCCGCCGGTGAGCCTGTTGAAGGCGTCATGGCAGTAGCCGAACCGATCACGGCCACGATTGCTAACGGCGGGAACGCTCTGAAGGGTGTTCTGTATATTTGGATCGACTGATGAACGCCGAGCATTTGGCCAAAGAAGCCGACAGGCTAAAGAACGACCCGATATTCATCAAGGCATTGGAAGACATTCGTGCTGACGCGCTTAACGCGCTCGCTGAAGCCGATGCCGACAATTATGCAGCGATTGTGCGCCTTCAGCAGAAGGTCGCGGTCGTGAACGAAATCCGCAACGTGCTGGACCGCTATATCGTGGCGGCAGACGTGCAGGAAAACCCCGGCTCCTTCGCATAGGACTCCCGGTCAACTCAAAGGAAAATTGAATGTCCGACACCAACCCCTCGCAAGAGGCTGGTAACGACGGCCCGTTGTCGTTCGATGACGGGGCAGACGCGCTAATTGATCTGATGCCGGACCCGGAAACGGACCTCCAGGGCGAAGATCAGGGCCAGGAAGAACAGGAAGCAACCGAGGAAACTGAGGCGGAAGGCGAGGAGCCGGAAACCGAAGAGACCGAGGAAGCAACCGAAGAGGAACCCGAGAAGGAAGAGGACGGACCCGGTTACGAGTCAGGCAAGTTCGCAGCCGATACCGCGAATGTGCGCCTGAAAGACGGCACCGTGATCTCCGTTCAAGACCTGAAGCGGGGTTTTCTTGCACAATCAGCGTTCACACGCGGCACTCAGGAAAATGCCAAGGAAAGAGAAACCTTGGCCACCCAAAAGGCCGAAGTGGAACAACACGCTCGCACCTTGCAGGCGCAGCGGGATTTTATCCTTCAAGTATCGCAACGGTTCTTGCCGCAGCCGCCGGACGAAAGATTGCTGGACCAGAGTTCAGCCAATTTCGATCCGATCCGGTACATGGCACTGAAGGCCGATTACGATAAGAGGGTCGGAGAACTGACGGAGCTGCAGCAGTCCGCGCAGGGCGAACAAGCCCGCACAGCGCAGGAACAGCAGCGCCAGCAGAAAGAATTGCGCGACAAAGAAGCCAAGCTCTTGCTTGAGGCCATGCCGGAACTGAAAAAGCCGGAGGTCTACAACAAGTTCTGGGCTGATGCTGTCGATACGATGGCGGAATACGGCTTCTCGCAAGACGAGATGAACGATTCGCCCGATCATCGGCTGTACCGGGTTTACCGCGATCTAGCGGCATACCGGAGAGCGCGCAAGAACCTACCGGCCGTCAAACAAGCCGTGCAGTCCAAGCCCGTTCTGACGGGCAAGAAACGCATGGACCCGAAGGCAAAATCCTCCCGCGAGCATCAGGTGAGAAGCGAGCAACTGCGCAAAACCGGCGATTTCGACATCGGCGTGCGCGCGCTCATGGACCTTGATCTTTAACGGAGAAACAAAATGGCTCAGGTAGCCAACACTTATGAGACCTACGACGCGACGGGCAACCGCGAAGAACTCGCGGACAAGATCTACCAGATCACCCCCGAGGAAACGCCCTTCCTCTCCCTGATCGGCCGCAAGCCGGTTGCCTCCACCCATCCCGAGTGGCAGACCGATACGCTCGCTTCCCCGGACACGGCCAACAACCAGCCGGAAGGCAATGACTGGACCTATGAGGCGATCACCCCGACCACGCGCGTGGGCAACTACACGCAGATTTCGGATAAGCGCATCATCATCTCGCGCACCCAGGATCGCACCTCGAAGGCCGGCCGCAAGTCCGAACTGGCTCGCGAAGTCGCCAAGAAGGGTGTCGAACTGCGCATCGACATGGAGTCGATCGTTCTCGGCAACCAGGCTTCGACCGCCGGCACCGGCAACGGCGCGACCAACCGCAAGCTCGGCGCCATGCGCGCTTGGCTGGCGAGCAATGACGACCTTGGCGCTACCGGCGCTTCGGGCGGCTTCAACAGCTCCACCAGCGTTGTTGACGCGGCGACCAACGGCACCCAGCGCGCCTTCACCAAGGCGATCCTGGATTCGGTGATCCTGTCCACCTACAACGCGGGCGGCAATCCGAATACGCTGATGGTCAGCCCCTACGTCAAGACCGTGTTCTCGCGCATTATGGACGATGCCGATGTCGTTCCGCTGCGCAAGGAGGTCAAGGGCAAGGGTCAGGCCACCATCGTTGCCGCGGCTGATATGTACCAGTCCGACTTCGGCATGATCGCAGTTGTCCCGAACCGGCAGATGGCCCGAGCGGGCGCAACGGTTGCGCGCAACGCCTTCCTGGTTGACCCCAAGATGGTTTCGCTCGGCGTGTTCGACGACATCCAGCTCGTGAAGCCCGCCAAGACCGGCGATGCGGAAAAGCGCGTTCTCGTCACCGAGTACACGCTGCTCGTATCGAATGAAGCCGCGCACGGCGTTGCGGCTGACCTCTACGGCCTGACGGCCTCGACCTAAGGAGAAACAACAATGGCTTATCCTCTCCAGCCGATCACCCTGACGGCTTCCGCGTCCCTGACTAGATCGGCTCATGCCGGAACGGTCGTTAACGCCAGTGCTGCCGCTGGCATGACCCTGACTCTTCCGGCATCTGATGGCACGGGATCGTGTTTCACCGTCCGCGTCAAAACAACTGTGACTTCAAACAACCTGATTATTCAGGTTGCCAATGCCACCGACGTGATGACCGGCTATGCCCTGCTTGCGCAGGACTCCGCTGATACTGCGGTTATGTTCGAAACGGCTTCCACTTCGGACACGATCACCATGAACGGCTCTACCAAGGGCGGTATCGTGGGCGACCTGATCGAACTGGTCGATGCGGACTCCGGCTTCTGGCAGGTCCGCGTCATCGGTTCGGCGACGGGCACCGAAGCAACGCCGTTCTCGGCCGCCGTTTCGTAAACGGCTCAACATCAACTGAGAGGGGCGGGCTTTGCTGCTCGCCCCTTTTTCTATGGTGCTCCCGACCAAACTGAAGGATTTTTCACATGGCACTTTCTGCCGGCAATGACCAGAACCAGACCACTTCCCGCATTCTGAATAAGTTGCAGTATGCAATGACCGACGTTGCGGCTGACATCACCACCGCAACCACGTCCGACATCGTTCTGATGCTGGACGCCTCCGACAATTACGAGCCCAAGTACGCCGACAGCGCCAATGTGTTCGAACTGATGGGCGTTACGGCGACTGCCGCCGAAATCAATGCGGTAGCCGACGTGTCGGGTCGTCTTGTGACCCTGACCGGGGATACCACGATCACTGAGGCCACTCACGCCGGTCGCACGATGCTTCTCGGCGAGGTCGGTGGCAACGCATTGTTGACAGTTACCTTGCCTGCCGCAACCGGAACCGGCAACAAGTACCGCTTTGTTGTCTCGGTCGTTAATACCTCAAATTACGTGATTGCAGTCGCTGATGCGACCGACATCATGTACGGCAACATTTTCACCAGCTCTACCGGAGATACGCCAGACCTCGGCCAACCTTGGACCACGGCTGCGGATAGCGACACGATCACGCTTAATGGCACCACGACCGGCGGCGTCGCGATCGGTGACTGGATCGAGTTGCAGGACATCCTGACGAATGGATGGGCCGTTACCGGCATCACCACGACGAGCGGCACGGAAGCAACGCCGTTCTCTGCGACCATCGCCTAATACAAGAGGACTACCCATGCCGAAAGGCGTTTACGAGCGCAAACCAAAGGACGAACCAACAATGGCAACCGAAACCGCTGAGAAGCCTTCGGAGAAGATGTTTCCGGTCAAGCTGCTCAAGAACTACCGCCCAGCTGGCAACCATGAAGTGGTCGGATATCACCGGCCAGAGAAAGTACAGAAGGACACCACCGGCAAGATGGTGGTGGTTCAGGAAGCGGCCTTCATCGAAGGCGAGGTTGCGCCGCCTCCCTTTCCCGGCGTTGGTTTCGATACCAAAGTCTGGGCCGATACGGTGCTGAAGCTTCCGATCGAGGAAGCAAAGAAACTGGTTGGCAAGAATCTGGCTGTCAGGGCTGATGCTCTCCCAGGCTGATCCGTCCCGCATCCCGGACGACCAGTGGACATACGAGGGCACGTCAAGCGACGGCCTGCGCGTTCACTACATCCATTGGGTTGACCGGGAGCGCGGGATCTTCTTCCGCAAGACCGAAAACCTCGCCGAGCCGGCGCTGCTAGAGCAAAACCGGCAGCTTCTTGACGACAGCCAGACCAAGAGGTTTGGCGACGGCAAGGTGGTCGGCCGCATCCCGCTCAATGTCTTCTACCGGGATTTCGCCTCGCGTCTGAAAGACGGCGACGAGGACTTCATGAAGTGGTGGCTTAACAACGGTGAGAACCGGCCGTATCGCACATTCAGGGGGCGGGTCTAAGTGGCAATCTCAACCTATACCGAACTTCTGGCGGCCGGTGCCAACTGGCTTGCACGCGACGACCTGACCTCGCGCATTCCCGAGTTCGTGACGCTGTGCGAAGCCAAGCTGAACCGTCTTCTGTTTGTCCCGCAGATGGAAACGCGGTCAACGTCTGCGGTTGATACCACCGATGACGAGCCGGAATTCATTTCTCTGCCGTCCGATTTCCAGACGATGCGCCGCGTCAGGCTTTCTGGTGTTACCGGCAAGCCGCGTCTTTCGTTCATGACGCAAACCCAACTCGATGACTACCGCTACAGCATCGACAACGTGACAGATCAGCCGGTCTATTTCACGATCATGGGCTCTGAGATGGAGTTGGCGCCGACCCCGAACGAGGATTACGCGCTGGAAATGGTCTACCGGAAGAACATTCCGGCTTTGGCAAGCAATTCGACCAACTGGCTGCTGACGCTAGCTCCTGACATCTATCTCTATGGCACGTTGCTTGAGGCCATGCCGTTCATCAAGGACGACGCGCGTGTGTCGCTGTGGGCCTCGGCATTTTCGACGGTACTGGATGACCTGAACAATCTCGGGTTCAAGCAAAGCTTCGATTCCGGCCCGTCCACGATCTGGCTTCCGGGTGTGACGCCATGAGCGAAACATGGACCGAAAAGACGCGGCAATCCGAAACGTGGACCGCAAACGCGCCGACCATTGTCGGCACTGGATTCTCGCAGGGATTCGCTCCGCGGCCTGCTTTCATGATTGCCTATCGCAATGGCATCTGGGTTGAAGCAACCGAACAATCTGAAACCTGGGCTGTAGCATGACGATTGTTGTCACCCATGCCAAGGTCACGAGCGGGACGACTGATGATGATGTGGAGGTCGATCTTGCCGACTGGAACGACAATCATACGCTGACCGGCGCGGCGGCTCCTTCTCAGGGCGGAACCGGCGTTGCCAACAACGACTCAAGCACGATAACGATTTCAGGCGCGTTCGGAACGACGTTCACGGT